AGCACCAATCTTTCCATTGAGACGTTGGCTTCCGGGACTGGCCCTACGAGGCCCGGCACCCCGTCCATCATCCTGACGGCCTGCCAAATCACCTACCAGGGCGTCACCGGGCCTACGGGGCCTACGGGGGCTTCTGGGGCTACGGGGCCGACCGGACCGACAGGCCCAACTGGTGCTACTGGGGTGACTGGTCCTACTGGCCCTACCGGCGCCGCTGGAGCTACTGGCCCCACCGGCCCCACGGGTGCTGCTGGTGCCACCGGACCTACCGGACCAACAGGTCCAACGGGGGCTCAGGGTGTTACGGGTCCCACCGGACCTACTGGAGCTACGGGTGTTACTGGGCCTACGGGGCCTACCGGCCCGCAAGGAGCACAGGGGATTACTGGTCCTACCGGACCTACTGGTGCGGCGGGAGCTACAGGGCCTACAGGCCCGACTGGCCCTACGGGAGCCACTGGGGTTACTGGCCCGACTGGTCCTACAGGCCCCACCGGCCCTACTGGGGCTACGGGAGCCGGGCTTACCGATGGGGATAAGGGTGACATCACCGTCTCTGCTTCTGGTGCCACCTGGACGTTAGATAGTCCGGTAAGCAGCAAGACCTTCATCGACCCGGCTATTACTGGGACGATTCTGGAGGACATCTTTACCATCACCGATGGCGCGGCCTTTGAGGTGGACCCCGGCAATGGCTCCATCCAGCTCATCACCCTCGGCGCATCCCGTACGCCGAAAGCCACCAACTTCGCCGCCGGGGAGTCCGTCACTCTGATGGTCAATGACGGCACGGCTTACACCCTGACGTGGACCGACTCGACGTGGGGCACGGGTGGCGTCGTCTGGGTGGGTGGATCGGCCCCGACGCTCGCTACTACGGGCTACACGGTGATTCAGTTCTGGAAGGTGAGCACTCAGGTTTACGGCGCCCGCGTGGGCGATGTCGCGTGAGGCACCCATTCCTGAGAACGCTGGCGGGGTCTGGCGTCACGACCGACCCCAACTTTGAGAACGTCACCCTGCTGCTGCACGGTGACGGGACGAACGGAGGTCAGAACAACACGTTCGTCGATGGCTCGACCAACAACTTCACCATCACGCGGAACGGGAACACGACGCAGGGGACGTTCTCTCCGTATGGGGACAACTGGTCCAACTTCTTTGATGGGACGGATGACTATCTGTCGATAGCCGACAATGCCAACTTACGCGCCGGATCGGGCACGTTTACCATCGAGGCGTGGATTTACCGGAACGCTACCGGGGCGGCGCACACGATCTATGCGAAGGGCGGAGCCTCAACTGGAATCGTCTTTCAGGTAGCCTCGACGAACGTTCTGCGGTTCACGCACACGACGACCAACATCGACTCTACAGGCACGATTGGGCTGGCGACGTGGACGCACGTTGCCGTGGTGAGGGAGGGAACCGGAACCAACGAGACCAAGCTTTACATCAACGGGACCCAGGACGGAACCGGGACCGTAAGCACCGACTTCACGCAGACTGAGGAGGTCCGCATTGGCACCAATCGCGGAGCCACGGAGGACTTCAACGGCTACATCAGCAACCTCCGTTTTGTAAAAGGCACGGCGGTGTACACGGGGACATTCATCGTCCCCACTTCGCCGCTAACCGCTATCAGCAATACGCAGTTGCTCACGTGCAAGAGCAACCGCTTCCGGGATGAGAGCGCCAATGCGTTCACGGTGACGCGGAACAACAACGCCAGCGTCCAGCGGTTCAGCCCGTTCTCCCCGACTGCGGCCTATTCGGCTGGGACGATTGGGGGGAGCGGGTATTTTGATGGGACGGGGGATTATCTGACCACCGACATTTCCAACAATGTTGTTCCAACAACAGGGGATTTTACCGTGGAGGGATGGTTCTACCCTATGGCAAGCACGGTTGGCGAAATATGTTCACTTAGAACTAACACATCGGCTTATGCCGCATTAAGGTTGGTTCGTCAGGCTACTACAGACAAAATCGCAATACTGATTTCCACCAACGGTAGTTCTCACGCAATAAGTTCAGGCGACTTTGGATTGGCGTCTCAAAATTCGTGGACACACCTCGCCGTCGTTCGCAACGGCGGAACCTTTGAGGTATTTATCAACGGAACATCATCTTACACGTCGACCGCAATAAGTTCTGGAACGGCGTTAATGACTGGTTCAGCCAATTACATTGGTTGCACAGCAACAACGTCTGCAATTCGGTTTATTACGGGATATTTGGCTGATTTTAGGGTGGCACAAAGCGCCGTTTACACCGCCGCTTTCACGCCTCCCACCGCACCGCTGACCGCCATCACCAACACCTCCCTGCTACTCAACTTCACCAACGCCGCCATCCTCGACAACGCGATGATGGCCGTGCCGGAGACGGTGGGGAACGCGCAGATTGATACGACCACCAAGAAGTTTGGCACCGGCTCGTTGGAGTTCGACGGAACGGGCGACTATCTGACGATTAGATCGTCGGATACTTTGGTTATGGGGACTGGCGACTTCACAGTAGAGTTTTGGATCTATCTTGTTGCACGAACAACATATGGCTATGTCTTTGCATCTGGTCCCGGTACAAATGACTTGTTTGTAAGTTTTGATACTAATGGCAATTTTTTGAGGCTAACAAATCAAGCAACTGTCTTTGCCGTAACAGGCACGATAGCTCTCACAACTTGGACCCACATTGCGGTCGTCCGCTCTGGTAGCTCATCCAAAATCTATGTCGATGGCACAGGCGGAACGGCTGTGACCTGTACTACCAATTTCACCGCAACGGCTCCATCCGTAGGCGCATCAAATACCGGAACTAATCCGATGAATGGCTTCATCGACGACCTCCGCATCACCAAAGGCGTAGCCCGCTACACCGCCAACTTCACCGCCCCGACCGCCGCCTTCCCTGACCTATGAACATCGCACTCATTGACAACGGACAGGTGATCGCCGTGGGCGACTACCGCGCCTTGTTCCCGCAGACGTCCTTCCCGCCGTCCGGCCCGTCCGACGAGTTCCTTGCCGCCAACAATGCGATGAAGGTGAACGTCTGGCTTCCGTATGACGCAGCCACCGAGAAGCTCGCCGCCTGCCCACCCTACATCGACGGGGACTGGGTTTACACGGTGGAGGTGGTTCCCCTCACGCCAGAGGACATCGCCGCCCGCAACGAGGCGCAGGCTCAGTCCGTCCGTGCCCAGCGCGACCAGCTTCTTCTAGCGTGCGACTGGACCCAGCACTCCGACTCGCCCGTTGATCCCCTCCCGTGGCGCACCTACCGGCAGGAACTACGGGACATCCCCCAACAGGCCGGATTCCCCTGGGAGGTTGTCTGGCCCACTTCCCCGTGACCAGCCTCGTTGGCCTCATTCTAGCCCTCTCCAAGGCCATTCCCTTCCTCAATAGGCTCTTGGATGCGGTGCAGGAGGCCCGGCTACTATCCACCCACAATGCCATCGACCAAGCCATCCAGAACGCCCGTAATGGCCCTCCTGTGTGCCCTTATGGCAGTTGTCCTCTCCGGGTGCGCCACGCCGAAGGTGCGCCAACTCCTCCAGCATCCTGAGTTCCCGGCTGCTGCCCAGTTTGCGCCCCATTTCACGTCCGAAGCTCTTAAAGCCTTAGCTGATTATGAGCGCAAGTCGTGGTAAACTCCTCCCGATGCTCCATCCGAAGGACATTCTTGTTGCGGGGACCCCGGCTGTGGCGTCCATCACCCTTTCCCAGGTCAACCAGATTGCTGGTCTAATTGCCTCTGTGCTGGGCATTCTCTATCTGCTCTGGAAGTGGCGGCGGGAGGCTTGCAAATGAACCCTAGGGACCTCCCCTGCAACAGCCCCCGGCGTGACGTGCAGGGCGGAAAGAAGTTCGTCGTCAAAGCCTGTCAGAATGGTCAGGAAAGGGTGGTCCGCTTCGGGGACGCCAATATGACCATCAAGAAGTCTATTCCTTCCCGCAAGAAGAGCTATTGCGCCCGGTCTGGGGGGATCAAGGGTACGTCCAACAAGCTCTCAGCTAACTATTGGTCCCGGCGAGCCTGGGACTGCTAATTCTATGCCCGACCACTACAAATCCAAGAAGGAGAAGATGCGCCACGAACGCTCCGAAGGTAAGAAGGAGCGGATGATGGAGTATGGCTCGATGAAGACCAAGAACCACGGCACCAGCCGTAAGAAGTGCTCCTAAAATGCCTCTGACCAAAAAGGGTAAGAAGATTCTCGCCAATATGGAGGATCAGTATGGCTCCAAGGAGAAGGCCCAGCGGGTCTTCTATGCCGCCGCCAACAAGGGCACCATCAAGGGCATCGATTTCCGTAGGAAGAAGAAGTAATGCCTCTTCTCGCCACAGTTGGAGGTGCCTCGTTCCGGGGGTTCGCTGGCTACAATGTGACGGTGAGTGCGCCGTTCATTGTGGCTACGGGTGGAACTGTCTACGTTGATCCTAATAACGCGGATTACAAGATTCACCAGTTCACTTCGTCCTCCAATTTTGTCATCACCGACTGTCCGTCGTCGCCAACTGTAGAGCTTATGATGGTGGCTGGTGGCGGTGGTGGGCGCTATGGTGGCGGTGGTGCCGGTGGCTACATCTGGCGGTCGTCCTTTGCGGTGGGCTTAGGCACCTACTCGGTGGTGGTTGGTTCGGGTGGCAACGCCGGGGGCTCCAACGGCGGCGACACCACATTCGGTGGTCTAACTGCTCTCGGTGGTGGTGGAGGCGGCGAAGCCGCTGGTGGCTCTGGAGGTGGTGGTGTGGATAGCAACGGCGCTGCTGGGCTTCAGCCCACTTCCTCTAGTGGTGGCTTTGGCAACAAGGGCGGCAACTGGACGGCCTTCGGCTACGATGGTGCTGGCGGTGGTGCCGGTGGGGCTGGTGGTGACGGCAGTTCCCCAGTTGGGGGAATCGGTCGTACCGCTGACATCATTAGTTCAACGGGTTCCTATGCCACGTTTGCGGCTGGCGGGTATGGAAACCAGAACTCCGTGTCGTTCGCCCTTCCCAGCGCCGTGTCCAATTCGGGTAATGGCGGTTGGGGTGGTGGCTACAGCAGCATTTCATTCGGATCGGGTCAGGCTGGCATCGTCCGCATCAGGTACAAATTCCAATAATGCCCCGCTATTCACAGTATGGTCGGACTGACACGGTGGTTGGAGATGAGGGAGATGTCTCCTTTCTCCGACTAAACACCCGTCTGCGTCCTGACCAGCTTCAGCCTGGCGATGTGGCGGGGTCTGTGAATGGCCGGATGGATGTAGACGGAGCGTGGCAGGTGAGAAAGGGCGTAGACAGCTTTGGCCCTACGCTGACGGCTAATACGGAGGCCCTCATCCTCTCCGATCCTCCGGTCATCAAGCTGTACGGCAGTACGCCGTATGCCATTTCCTCGGCCACCCGCAGCACGACTACCGTCACCATCACCACCTCGGCTAGTCACGGGTTTAGCTCCAATACTCTGGTAAACATCTACGGCCTGTCTGGGACTGTGGACCCTAACGGCAACCGGCTCATCACGGTGACTGGGAGCGCGACGTTCACCTACACCATCACCGGAGCTACGGGGAGTGAGACCTATGGAGGGACGGGGAATGCCCGCAATCCCATCCTATCCGAATCCGCTACGACGGGTGTGTACGGCTCCTGCATCTTTTCTGATCCGTCTACGACAAACACCCGGTACATCCTCCGCGCTACCAATAAGGAGGTGCTGGCGGTGAACGTATCTACGGGCGTGTCTACGTCCATCTCCTATCCGTCTGGCGTAACTATCGGGGTAAGGGTGGAGATGCTGCAATGCTTCGACAAGGTGCTCCTCTTCCGTCCTAGCGGGGTGGCCGCGCTTGAGTGGAACGGCAGCCTGTCCGGTACTCCCGCCTTCACGGTGGTGGCAAATGGCACCTACACCCAGCCCGTCTATTTCGACGCGGCGGGGAATACGACCATCACGGATGGCGTGGTCACCGTTACCGCCACCAGCCACGGCCTGTCCGTCGGGGATAAGGTGTACGTCATTGACCGGGGAGCCTCTGAGCTGGAGGAGGGCGACAAGGACTACACGGTGAGCGAGGTGCCGGGTGTTAGTAGCTTCAAGTTCTACGCGATATGGCGGCCAATCTGGTCGTCATCTCCAAGAAGGTGAGTAGTGGCCGTGGGTTCGTCCATATGCCCTCCCCGGAGTTCGGCGTCTACCACCAGCGCCGTTTGTGGGTGCCCTATACCCATAACAGCGGGAACCCCGGGACCAGTCGCAATCGGACGGATGAAATCATCGCCTCCGACATCCTCGACTACAACACCTTCGACCAGCTCCAGAACCAGTATCGGATTACGGCTGGCGTGGCTGATTACGTCGTCGGCATCGAGCCCTTCGCGGAGGACAATCTCTTGGTGTTCAACCGCAACTCCATCCATCTCATCCGTGGGGTGGGCGGGGCGTTGACGGATACGACCACCCAGCTCATCACGACGGAGGTGGGGTGTGTGGCTCGCCGCTCCATCCTCCAGGTGGGCAATCAGGTGATGTTCCTGTCGGATAATGGGGTGTACGCCGCCCAGTTTGGCGACCTCTACAACCTTCGTGGGGCGGGGGTTCCGTTGTCGGAGCCCATCAACAGCCTCATTCAGCGTATCAACCGTAATTACGTTGGAAACAGCGTCGCGGCCTACTTCAACAACCGCTACTATCTGGCAATCCCGTTGGATAGTTCGACGGTGAACAACGCCATCCTGATTTACAACTTCCTCAATCAAGGATGGGAGAGCCTGGATACGACCGGCCAGAATGGGTGGGAAATCCAGAACTTCTTGGTCGTCGATAGCGGGGGTCTGTCCAAGCTCTACACTGTTAGCTCCTCCGGTTCCATTCACATCGTGGATGAGCGTTCTGCGGGGAGTGACCGTCTAAGCCTCTTTGCCGGCGTGCCTGCCACGGTCTACCCCATAGCCCCGAGTGTCACCACCCGGCAATATGCCTTTGGTCAGCTTGGCCGGAAGAAGTTCTCCACCTACGAACTGCACGTAGAGAGTTCGGAGTCTGAGAGTAGCGAGGGCACCATCTCCATTGACATCGAGAATCCCGACTTCTCGGAGGCCCTATCCACCATT